ATTGTAGCATTCAAGAAAGGGAAAACACACCATAGCATTACTGTTATTGTACCTACAAAAGCTAAAATAATAGGAAGTGTCAAAATAAACGAGAAAATATCGGCCATGAACATGTCAAAAGCAAATTACAAATCTATAAAGAAAAAATTCAATTGGTGGAAAAAAACAAGACTTGACCGAGAGCGCACACCATATAGGAAAAAATTCATCAAAAAAAACAAAAATGATAGAAAATTCAAAACATCTATGCACTTCATCAACGAAAGGCAACATAATGCAAGAAATCCATGAACGGTTAATTTTGCTAGGTTTCAGATTTGAAGCGGATGAAAGGTACTTTAGTTCACCTTGGCAATTCAATCAAGGCACTTGCATCGAAGAATACTCTCTCTTAGACAGTCTAGACCAACCAGAGTGGACAATCATTGATCCAGCTTATTTAGCAATTAATTACGGATTCACCACTGAACAAATGTTCCAAAAACACAAATTAATAGTTCGCTTTGGTGACGTGTATTATGGAACAACTTCCTGGTGGGAAGAAGAACGGATCAAAACCGAAAAACAAGTTTATAGAGAAATCGCTGAAATTGAAGAAATCCCATTCAAACAAAGGGTACCCAAATTTAAACCTTGGAGCGTCGACACTCTTGAACCGAAAGTCGGAGCAGATAGTTACTGTTGGACAGAATTGCCACTCACCATTGATTATGGTAAATGGATTTTCGAAAAAGAAAAAGTACCAGCAGAATTTAAAGGAACAAGAGGGTATTTCCGTGGCTTTGGAGAAGCCGTTAACATGATGGCTATTTTCTTTAGTCCTGGAATGAGCGCAGACGAAATGAGAGATAGGAGAACCAATAAATACAAAAGAGGTAATCCAGACGTGCCATTGGCGGAGTTGTATGAATACATAGAAGTTAGAGCCAGATGCAAAGTTGTATTCACTCATCAACGCGACGGGTACTATCACTTAGAACCTTCACCATCCTTCAGAGTCGGAATCACCATGCAGGAACTTAAGGACAAAATCGGACAAATATTGAAACAAAATTCAGAAGCCAGACTTGGCGTATACCTAAATGCCATATCAAAAAACCTAATAGAAAGCAACGAACCGAAAATGACTAACAAAATGGACGAAATTATACAAGCAATAGACACTACAGACATTGCCCATAAAATTGCCAGAAGCAAAGTGCCCCATTTGCCCATCCCATGTTGTGAACAAGAACTCAACAAAATGGAAGATTTGGAATACATACAATGGATACCCACAACAATCATACCCAGTAATAACTGCACGATGATTGCACACGAGATAGCTTCTATCCACCAGTTATCCAAAATTTATCCAGAGACATTAAGTTGTGAATCACCAGCAACTTACATAACCAATGAGCACGCTGACACTCTTAAAATAGATGATGACGAAACAGTATTGTGTTCTTATTTACCTGTCGGTTCAATTAACTTCGAAACTGTGCTAGAAAAAAGAGGTAAAGAATCTATTAGTTTTATGATACCCAACATCAACACAACAGCTTGGATTGGCGAGCTAAACAAAGAATCCACTTGGCGCAGGATAGGCGATGACATTGTGGTAATCCCAAACAATTCAACCAAAGTCTATACTTGGGAACATGGAATAATAGATGCCTGCAAAAACCACATGTTATTTAACATTAACGGCGTTGTATACATAATAATGCATCAAATTGTTGGTAAATCTTACACAACCATAGTACTGAACAGGAGTGGAGAAAATTATGATTTAAGCAACAAAATGTATTCTGTTAGTTCGAATCAAGAAATGGAAATGACATTAACACTTCCTACCACTGAAGGTCTTATGGGAGACATAATGACAACGCTATATAGAAAGAAAACCAAAATAAATAAAGGTCTACTCAGAGTTTTAATAGCGATGAATTTACATAACGGAGAAATGACATACCAGACTATGTTGACAAGAGCTATGGGATATGCATTAACACAATATGGCAGATACGATAGTGAACGAACCAGAGATATTTCCCTAGAAGTGATGCGAGATACGGCATATGTTGCCGCTGTTTATAGCAGACTTTCTTATATCAAAAGAACAGCAATTGTCAATTGGATGGCTGAGCCAAAATGGTTCAGGAATCTTGGAAAGTATGCCGCTATAGCCGGTAACATAGCCATACAGACAGCCTTGGAGCAATCACCACAATTCGTTCAAATACAACAAGGCCTTAAAACAGCCATCGGACTTTTTAGTAATCAAATGGTCAATGTAGAATACGATAGCATGTACGGAGAAATAGACAATTGGTTATACCAGGACGATGTTAAACCCTGGAGTGTCTACAATTTGAATTCTTCACCAAGAAACATACTTCCAAAACATGGCCCAACTTGTACAGGACACCAAGGGCCGCGAGCATGTAATCAATGTGGGGCCAGTTGTGATGAATCAGAAAATTTGTGTCAATGCTGTCTTTTGTCAAGGAAACAACAAGAACACGCATGCGCGCACAAATGCCATTCGAATCATAACCATGATAAATTGCATTTATGTGCTTGTTGCAAAACTTTATCTACAGACAATGACCTACAACTTTGTGATTGGTGTGCAGAATTTTCCAGAGAGGAATTTGATGACGATCCTTTTGACCTTGAATTAATAATGAAGGTACAAGAAAGAAACGCGCCAGCCAGACAATCAACTAAGCCGGATGATTCATATTTCCACAAAAAATACAATAGATGGGTCAGAAACGCTTCTGGGTCAATTAACCTTGAAGGCAATGAACATGCCCATAAGTGTTCACTTTGTTCCAAATGGTATTCTCACGTCCACCCTCATCATGGCACAAATCACCCAGAATTTGTGGGACATTGTCCGCACTGTGAAGGCAACATGGAGAGCAAGCCCTTGGACGGAGAACCAGCAAGAGACTTGGACACTTTGGACAAAACTATGAAATGTAGAAAAGGCAAAGTCGGCCACATTGTAGTTTGCGAGAGATGCAATACAGAATACACCGCTGTCAATCACCCCTCACAACTGATTCACGATTTCATCGAAGATGATTGTCCTATTTGCGATAGTAATGTTGAAAATTACGATCACAATCAAACCAAATCCTTAGCTGAAATGTTAGACAATTTAGAATCCACAGGATGCAACATGGACTTAGTAGCAAATTATAGGAACCCCACTTATGCTTCAACCATGGACCAAACAAATGCATCTGAATCAACAGCTATGTGGAGTTTCCAACTAACAGCAAGAGGACACCAAAGATTACCAATTACCGACTTTACCGTCAAAGCACTTAATGAAATAGATGCAGTCTCAAATTGTTTAATACTAGCATTGAATTGGCAAAAACCAATAAGACAGTCGCTGTTTGTGGATATAACAGAAAAAGTAAATGGACACACTGCAGAAGACTTAAGAAAGTGGGCTTGTGATCCAAGAGTGAATGCAAACGTTGCATGGATAGTAGGAGACCACATAGAGATTATCTGCAATGAACCAAACAACAGTTTCTATTGTGTGTGGCTCGAAAATTACCATTGGGACGTAGCACAAATCAAACTGAATAGCTCCAGCCATTTAATAATGACCTGCTCCAATCAAAACGTAGAGCAATTAGAAAACCTTAAAACCAAAATAGATGAACAGGACACCGTCAAAGTCAAGATCTTATGCGAACAAATAATTCATAGTCAAGTAGATACCTTGTTATTCCAGAACCCTAGATTAGATTGGAATTACAAAAATAACGTTCTATCGAATAATGTGAAAACAAAACATATCCCAAAACAAGGTTTGTTTTCAATTAAAGTGCCTACCAAGTACAATGCCATTTGTTCCACAGTCCTCGTGGATTTAACAGGGCATCATCTCGAATCGGTTTTCAACCCTATTGTGAACATATCAACTGATCTAACACAATCATTTGAAAACCTAATCCATTACGACATTATACAACAACTGAAACATTTGAATAGAATTTATCAAACCGCAACAGACACAAATGATTACACACCACACTACAAATGTACAATATCGACTAGTCACAAAGTGACAACTATAACAGTACCGCAAATTGTCATACTCAAACCAGGAGACCAATTGTTAATTGGTAAAAGAAGACAGCAAACCACTATCATATCTGCTTTCCCTGATATCGATAGAGAAAGAACAATCATTACTACCGGATCCATCAACACGGCGAATCTCTCGATCAATGAAACAATTTACGTTGATAAACAGTCATGTGCAAGTACATGGATGCGCCTGACAGGTTTATGCTCATCATCTCTAGATGGTCAGGAAACACGGTCACTAATAGAACAAGCCACAATGCATGATTACGCGCCAGGCGGGGGAAAAACAACTACGATCATAGAAAAATTGTCACAAGGAGACGTGGTAGTATTTGCCACTACCGGGGCAGGCAAAGCGTTAGCTGATGCAGCTGAAAAAGCTGGTAAAACGATAGTTTCTTTCACGCTTGAATCTTTAATCTCCAGAAAAGCCACATTACCAAGGTGCAACACTCTATATTTAGATGAAGCAACACTTATACTACCATTAGACATGCATATAGCTGGCATCAACAAAAACACTGTCAACAATTTACAATGTTACGGGGGATCTGACCAAATAACGCAAACTAGATCCGGTGATCTGCCTGGGTTTTACAAAATAAAAAATGTAGGACATTATTGTGGAAAAACAGAGGTAAAAAACACAACTTACAGATTTGGAAACCCCTTAATAAACGTGTTAAACCAAGCACTTGGAAAGTCTCTAGTTGATGGTACAAAAGAAGGTACTGAAACCACGATAACAGTAATACCCACTGCAAATTTCAATCCAGCCATAATCAAAGCAAAACACGAAGCAGAAGGTAATGATATTATTCTTGTGGCCTACAACTATCAGAAAAATGATTTGAACAGACTTAAATGCAACGTGGAAACCATACACAGATACCAAGGAAGACAAACCGACAAAGTAACAGTAGTGTTATGTTCTCATCAACACGTACCACAAGGAGGTAGACAACCTGACACCCATAAAAATAAAGAATATATTTACTCGGCGCTAACTAGAGCTAGACGCCACATCACCTTGATAACAAACAACAGCACTGCCACAGACCCCGTTACAGCCATCAAACTACCAGAAAACAAAAAATTAGGTTTTGGGAAAAATTACAAACAATCAGTAATGAACTTAATCAATCATGGGTTCAAAACCACAACCAAACAGATTACAGCAAGCACCAAAGGTATCGATATAATCGAATTTGAAAAAACCAAAGACAAGTACGCAAGGAAATACAAAGTATCCGTGTCATTAACCAAATTGGAAGACGAAGATGTGATAACTATTAAAAAACTTGGGATGCAAACAAATGTGTACAGATCGCATGATGGCAAGTATAGGTCAGAAGGTCCGCTAGCTTCTTTATTCACAAAAGAAAGATACGACGAAATGGAAGCTGAAATCAAAATTAACGATAACAAATTTATGCAAACAAGCATGAGATTATCCATTAATACCCACGCTAATGAAACAATCTTTTTAATTAAATCAATGGTCCATGCTCTAGCAAACAGTAACGTACCTCTAACACTGTTAATAGAGGGAGAAGAAGTCACGGTAACCAAGTCTATAATAGGTTTACAATTCGCAAGCCCAGCTGGCAGATTTGACTTATATCAAGAAGACAGTTATGACCCATTCATCTATCTGAGTAAAGATGGAGTGTACGACGGTTTCATGGATTGGATACAAAGTGCTGAAGCTCTGCAATCTATTGTTGGTTGCTCACCAGACCCTTTAATTTGGAGCACTTACATGGCAGTAAGTACTAGACTTTTCTCAATCTCAAAACTTTGGGATGATTTACTCAAGATCGTATCCTTGGAGAACTTCTCACCATTAGAAAGAAACAGAAAGCAAGCAGTGAGAAGGGCCAAGCTAGCATTAAGTTTAACGAAAGAGTCAAGCCACACAGTGCTAGAACCTGGTCTCCATACCCCTTGGGCCCCAATGGGCATATATGATGATCAGTTGAAAATAGTTAACTATGTCTCGGAGAGTCAACATGGTATTAAGCTACTTCCTGTAACAAAAACCAACCAATTACAAATTCAACTGGAAACTTGGGAACGGTTCATCTCAGATTGGTTGTATACTGCAATAGCTCATTTAATGCATTTCGGTAACAACATGTTGAATAAATTGAAAGGAAAACCGCTTAGAACCATAGATTGGCACATGGAAAACAACGATAACGTTGCGCTAATCATTTCTAATCACTTCAACAGAATGGCAATCACAGCACACTTAAAGACTAATGCTAACTTGTATTTACCTCTGGACACTATGAAAAAATGGAAACCAATACTTGCTAAATATTTACCAGATGCTTCTGTAGCCCCAACTTCCTCTCAAACTTTAAGGATAAACGAATCACAATCTTTAGACACCATTTTGACCAACCTCCTTTCTTCTATAGCAGATAAAGGAGTGTACTATACTAACAATTCCCATGCTACAATAGATGGCGGTGCGCAAGGTTGGATTGCAGAGCCAACTCCTAATGCAACCACGCTAGCACTATTCAATTCCACCATAAGGGACAGCAGAGCCATATGCACTGAATTAAATAAAGTGGGGGAGGAGATCATAACAAAGGGCGATGAAAAGTCAAAAGTCTACAAAAGGATAAGCAATCTTAGGAAATCCGCAATGGACCAACTTCTAGGTAAAACAGTTTTCTTTAACAATAAACATGTTGTCAACACAAAGAACGCCGTGATTTCGCCCAGTGTCTTAAACATGACCGGGAAGGAATTTGAAGAACTCGTTTTCAGGCACCAAGCCATAACATTAATAGTACCAATGGATGAATCAGAGATGAACACAGACGTGTCAGTAACAAGAATGGAAGACATAACCGTAATCTATAGAAGAGATTTACAATTAGAGTTCAACGTACCAACTAAAATGCTTGAAATGATCAAATCAGGGAAAAATATCAAAATAGGAAACAAATCATATCATTTCGAAACAAAAAACATTTTCATTGGGTTTAAAGTCGTGACATTAAATAGAACAACAGGGACAAGGTGGTTTAGCCCTATTTCCCGAGATTGGAACATGAATATGGTAAACATTAGAGTGCCTAACCTGTCGATAAGTGCTCTCGACTCTTTATCAAACGGTAGAATAACATGGCAAAGGCAACTAAAAGTCAGCAAGAAACTATACAGTGTGCTTTCCAAAAGAATGGCTAAAGAATCCATGGATTGGAATACACTGAGATTTGCTGCTCGAACGTGTGTTCATGCATCATACATAACTTACACAGGTGAACCGGACGTTTACGCTGAGCAACCCTCATGGGTAGAAGACACAGCACTAGCAGTCTACGTTCACTTCAAAGCCAATCTTGAAGCGACAGTAGAATTCATGGACGCTAATATACCAGAAAATAATTGGTACGGACCAACCTATAGTCATGGTAAAGCTTTGGTCAATGGTATGTTGGCCACTCTTGGCACTCTACTAGGTGCTAACGAACAAATAGATCCCGAACTCCTAATCAGAGAATCATCATTGCAAAATACGATTGCTAATGCTTTGAGAATATTCTTTAAAGAGTTAAATCAATTAGAAATAAGCATAGGGGAAGAAACAAGGTCAGTCTGTAAGATCAGTGAAGACAACACTGAAATTACACATGTGACCCTACAAGATGTCCCGGAAAGACCTTTACACAAGTTCATGATAAGAAACATTGTTGGAGCATTTACTACCACAGACCCAGTTGTACAATCCAAACTACCTGGAAAAACAGAGAAACTCCAACCACAATACAAATCAAGAACGCAAGTTGGCAACTGGATAATATCCTTTAACAACAACCTTCTTAAACCGATAGCATTAGAAATACGTGATGATAGTTCACAAATGGATACGACTGCATCAGTGGTATACAACTACCTCAAAAGCACAGAACTTGAACCAACAGACTATTTGAAAGTGTTAGACCTGCTCAAAGACGTATTGCAAAACAATTATCTTCAAGGGCTGGAAGAGCTACAAACAACTAAAACGAATTCCAACAAACTCAACACATTATTGACTAACATCGACGTGGTTGATTTCCCAAATTACAAGAGACTGAGAGAAATACCCCACGCCGCATGGACTCCCACAGAAAAAGAAAGTTTACAAACTTGGATAATAGCCCAATGGTTGAGGCTAGGTATCACATCCGATAGTAAAGATAGAGTTTTGAATATAAGAAACACCAAAGTTTGGATTTATGCTATAGGAGCTAACGGTGACATGCAACCAGCCAACGCCTTAAATGATTATTTGCTCGAGTGGGGAGCCGAAGTGACTTTAATCTGTCCTGATTGGTTTAAGCCTGACAACCAGCCACACCACTTATATCAAGGAGAGTATCAAATTAACAAACTGCTAGAAAAATGGAAGAGATTACAAGACGTATCAGCATCGGTGGATACCATCCTTTCTGACAGTTTGAACCCAAATTGGATCAAGATGCATATGCCGACACACCAAGTACCAGATTTGATAATAGGAACAAAAGTGGGACCGCAAGGCGCTCTTTACGCCCACATCCACAACGTTCCTTATATAGACTACATCCCACAGACACTATCTCGAGCCTCTTCTAGCATACAAAGATGGTGGGCAAACATGAAAAGAGATGGTATGTACAGACTTCATCAAGACGCAATGGAAACAGAACACTTACGTATCACAGGAAAACCTTTAGAAATGAAAAAATTTTTAAGGAAGATCAGGCCACAAATAGCCCCGATAGATGGTTGGTTAAAAGTCACAAATTCATCTGCACACATAGCCAGCTTCAACTATTATCCTAGAGAAGACAGAAAAATGAACACATTCAACGAAAACGTAGAGATCATTATTCATTTTGGGACAATGAGCGATATAAACATGTATAAGTTAGCAATTGAAGGATGTGATGGGATGGATTGGAGAATATTGATATCAACAAGCAACCCCGCATTCGTCACTCTTGAACAAACATATCCTGGCAGAATAATAGAAGGACCAGTAAGAATCAGCGCCTTAGCAAACAAAACAGAAGCGTTTGTCCACCATGGAGGAGCCGGTACATGTATGGATTTAGCAAGAGCCGGAATATACCAGTTCGTTTGCCCACAGATGTTCGATCAATTCGATAACGCAGAAAGAGTTGAACTGGCAGGATTCGGAAAGAAAATAGAATTAGGAGCATGGATAACTACTTATAACATTCCAAAAGTGAACCTAAAGGTAGACAAACAAGAAGATGGAAGGAAACTGAACTCAGCATTAGAAGCAGCTTTAGAAGAAATCAACATAAAATGGACGAATTTAACAAAACTTACGAATATAAGGGTAAATAAACCAACCATATCAAAAATCACAGTAGATACAGAACCAATCTTGACAGGTTATTTAGACGCGAGTGTGGAAGAGTGGTACGATCCAATAATAGACCAAACTAACGCAAACCTACCGTACGGTTGTTACCCGCAAGCTATAGCTAGATGCACAGGAAGAAGTCTAATAGAAATAGTTTCACTCCTACCAGGTCCAGTGGATCTGTACAGAACAGAAGGAACAGATGCGGAAAGAGCAAGTACCATACTAACCTTATACGGAAATATAGCGTTTGGATTAACGGATGTAATAAATACTACAGATGGACTAAGTTATTCAGGTCAAGCCATATATTCTAAGAAAATAGATTATCTAATTGCTTCCAGACCTGGTCAACCAAATCATGTCGTGGTGTTCAAAGTCACAAATTGCATCACAAGTGAGTTAGAAGAAAGACCCACTGTGGGAAACGTTAATTCCATACCTGGGGAAATTTCAACGCAAGGTTCCACCACAAAATTCGAAATTGAATCTGTTAAAACCTTAAAAGATCTCAAGACTTTCTTAGAAGACTTCACACAACGGGCCAACACTAAAACCACAGCCAAACACCTACATCTAGCTATTAACAGAATAAACAAGGATGCAATCAAATCGGTTGTAGGTAGAGGCATTCAAGGACTGGCATATACAGGACAAATAACCAGCCATGGAAATCATCATAAATTAAATTCTACACATTATTTCCCCACAGGGCAAATTTTATATTACATGGACCACACAGGCATACACCTAGCGGTAGTGACCAACGGAAAACAGGGGTTAATTTACGCAGAAGACCAATTAACTACACCACTCTATAATACCGCTTACAATTGTTGCAATAACAATAGAACAACACAATTCTCAGAATTTGCAGTACTTAATAAACAGACACAAATTAAATTGTTGTCAAACTACTTAGTACAGGCAGGGCCCATCAAGTTAGCAGAGAAGTTGTTAATCCATGAAGCAGACTGTAAGCCTCATCACATGAATGATGAATTAGAAATGATGAAAATGTATTCCCAATCACAAACATACTATTTACTCGGAAACCAGTTGAGACAAAACGAAGACTTGTACAACGCGTTAGTCACCATCCCAAAAAAATTAGAACTAGATTATCCGTTAATTAGACCAGCTTACAGGAATGGAGCCATCACATACAGAATATGGGCCTCTGACGAAACGGATTGTGTCGCTGCAAATAAATATAACGTTGTTATTAAAAATGAGTATGTAGAAGGGACAATTGAAAACTTAAAAAAATTTATAGACGCACATGGTTTCAACCAAAAAACCAGCAAGTTTTTCCAATACAACAAACTACCTCTAATTCAAGGAGTGGGAAACAAAACTAACATCTTGGCAGAAATGAAAAAATACCAAACAATCGCTACCGCTAACGTAGTATTAGACCTGCAGCTAGACGTTACAGCCAACTGGAATACAACTGATACTGGTCATAATGCTTGTAATGGGAACCACACAATGTTTAAATCTGGCAAGACTCTGGTAAATACACACGCAACCAACATGCCTTGTGACTGTGAGTTGACACACACTCTTCTCAATAACAAGTCGTATAAAGACAAATTCGTTAGATTTGATGGCGATATCAGCAATTTGAACACCAACTTTAATTTTAAAAATGCCATAATTGAAGTGATTACGGGAATCACCTTTGATGATTTAGATTACGTAATCGATGACTCTAGTAATGAATTGACCTTGACATTTAATGAAGCCCCTGTCGGTAAAACTGACAATTTAATTGAAATGCTCTCGAACGGGAAAAATGTCAGAATTAAACCATACAAATTAATAAGAAAATTGACAACAAAAGAAACGATAGCGAGCATAGAAAACGATGGAAGACCGATGCCCCTCAATGAAGGTTTCTTGGTCCTAGATGGATACTATTGCAAAGAAACCTTGATAATTAATGCTAGCAATGATGTTTACAGTACAATCAACAGAGGACCGGAAAATGAGATAGAAAACGCATTGTACAGACCAGATGAATTAAATCAAGATAGGAATTCTGATTTCATAGATTATCCGCACAGTACAACACCAGACCTGTTAACACCAAACAAACCAGCCATGAATTTACGGTCAACACTTAAAGCATTAATGGACAAAATTGATTACCAATTGCCATTTTCGAAGCAAGATGAAGGAATCATAGCTGTGACAGCCAACGCAAAACAAGTTAACGATAGAGGTTATTTCCAACTGAACTTTTACGACTTGGACCCATTAGAACAACCCAATGTACTCAATGTTTGCTTGGCATTGGAACTCCCTAAAACCTATGCAAGATCAATACGACAATTACCTTGGTTTGCATCACAACTCAAGAATATAAAGTTTATTAGCTACGGAGCGAAACTCAAATCTAAAGATCAAACCTACCCTGAAGCAATCGGAATATACGGGATGGTGACAAGCAACAACACTACAGAAACCAAAAACCATGCCTGTCACATGGACTCTGCCTGTGCTTATGGTGGTACATTTGAATACGATTACAATAACTGGGTTGATTCCTTGGCAAGATACGGATACGTATATGGACATGATGAACATTATCTTATGAGTCTACCAAATGCCACAACTTCCAAATCTGAATGCCACAACATGTGGAAAAAATACAGAACGCTGCGTATTGAACAACAACAAAATTCCATTAAGCTTAATAAAACATGGTTTCAAACCAATCAACCGGTAACTAGTGATATCACCAAAATACTAAAACAAGCTTACTCCTATGAACTCAAAGATATTGAAAGCGATCATGATAACAATTTAACTAAGTATAAAGAAACCAGTTTATGCCAATGGTCTTCACACACACCCGTAGTCATAACAGCGAGACCGCCTAGCGACAACGAATACATAGAAATGTACGCAAAAAACTATGCGCATATTAGCAAAAAACTTAAAATAAGAGGTGCTATTAATAAGAAACCTAAATTAGGACAACCTTACAGAGCTAACACGCCCATATTGACTCGTGAAGATTGCCAAGAAAAAGCAAACAAAGTAAAAAACTACCTAGATTGTGCAGGATACACTCGATTGTCTTTAAACACAAAACAGACATCAGAAAAGAAAACTTGTCATTTATCGAACGAGTATACAGGGCCAAGCCTTGACTATTTGGAAGTTTTGAGTCTAAGCATTCACTTTGAACACCTTTTCGATTTTTCTATAACCTATGATTCAGTGTCTAATTTGATCATAACTAATCAGAAGATCAAAAGACTAGTCGACTTGACGCAAGTCTACAAAAAATCAAACGAGGAAACTAACATATTAGTACTACCCTTCAATGTAGTTTTGGTAGAAAATAAACAAGACTTAAGTACTGTCAATGGATTGGACAAAGACAAATTGCGTTCTTTACTAGGGAACTCAATCTTCTCAGTAGAAACATTCATGGAAAAGCTTGCGCAGTGTACTAACAATGAGGGTTTACTCACTATGTATGAAACCGCACTGTCAAGCTTTAAACTCAAACTAACTGTGATCCCAACCATTTCGTCGCCAAAATACGACCCGCTAAGACATTTCGTTTGGGAAAACATAGGTGAAAGAAGGTGGTATGATCAAATCACCGACATGACCTTGCGAGCAGCGGTTCAAGGCAATGTGGAGAATAACAACTCCAGTTCTTTAACGAGCCGACTATTGGAACAGTTAAGACCGAAAGGACTATGGTACAAAGAAAAAATCGACTACACAAGATCAACTAGAGATCCTTGGAGAGTCACCACAGGAGATAACAAATTAACGAAGTTTGCTATTGGTATTCCACCAATGCAAGGAAAGACAACTTTCGTAAAATCACCCCTAAACCCGGGAAACGTTTATGATATGGACGATTTGAACGTGAACAATCAATCAAGAATAAACAAAATTATAGAATTAACACAACCAAATATAGATTTTGACGCTATAGATAGTATACACAAATCAGTTAACTTACCTGATGGGTTGACATTGATGTTTGGTTCTTCAAATGCAAACAAGAAAACCACTTACTTATGCAATGTAGTAGTGAAAGAAGCAAAAACCAACGATTCAATGAGTTTGAGGAATAAAATGAGTAGAGCCTGTGTCGAATCTTACAGACTAGATGAAAACCATCCAACCTTGGAATTTAAAACTTTTGAACAAAGAAATACTTGGTTACAACAATTAGCTATTTCAATCAGAGACAATGATTTACACAAAGTATTAGGTTTGAGACAGAAAGCTACTTCACAACTGATAGTGGCACCACAAGCAGAGACAGATGGTTGGATGTATCAACCCACGAAAAACGAATTAATGACTGATGAACCGGACTATATAGCTTATGAACCAATAATGGGACAGCAAGCAGAAGGAGTGGCAGGTGTGTATTCCATCACTCCAATAGAAAAGTACTTTATGTATCACGAAGACACCGTGCAATACGTGAACAAAGGTAAGCCAACAAATTATTTGCCCGGTAAACCATTCCAGACAACAGAAGTTCCGGGGCAAATTATACAATCCACCAAAACCACTTTAGAGCCTTACCCGGCGAGAGCCTATCCAGTGTTGTCCAGAATAATTTATGCGGAGCAACACAGTGTGGCGAACGTTTTAGGTTCCGCAACCACATATAGGAAAAACAAGCTCAACCTACAATCAGAACTAAGAAGATTCATTCAAGCCTACGGCTGTTCTAATGTGGACCAACTGATATCAAAATGGAGGCAAGAACTATTAGTATGGAATGAGGATGACGTACAAGACTGGTTAACACAAAGAACCGGAATAGAAAAAATTGACCAAGAAATTGCCATGATAGAAAGGGAAGGGCTTAACCTGCATCCCTTGAACAGACTTAATGTACACGTCAAACTAGAATCGCTGATTAAGAACACTACGATTAATTCATTTAAAAACCAACAAGCCAGAATAATAGTATGGCAACAAAAAGGGATAACAGCTCTGTTCTCCCCAACATTCGTTAAAGCTAAATTAAGACTCAAAGAATTTTTAGACAAACACATCATTTACGCAGATGGATATGATCCTGAAGAACTGTCTGCAAGAACAAGGGCTATGGGTCCTTTACAGAATATACAATTTATAGAAGACGATTTAACCAAACAAGACAGGCAAACTGACGGCCAGATGCTTGAATTAGAATCTCTCATTTATAAAAATATACTAGGAATACATCCGATAGTGGTGGACTTGTGGATGACTGCGCACAAATTTTGGCGATTCAAGGGAACCTACATAAAAGGCACATTGAATAACATGAGACAAACAGGGCAAGCTTCAACGGCATTAGGGAATGTTATAGTAAACTTGCTAGTACATACGAAATTGAGACTTCAATTAGGAAAGAAAATCAAGTTAATGATGGTTTTGGGGGACGATAACCTTATAATAACAGAAAAACATGATGTCAATGTCCAAACGGAAAGGTCTTATATAAGATCCACCTGGAACATGGAAAGCAAAATGGTCATCCAATCAACCGGGGGAATATTTTTACGACAAATATACCATCAAAACAGTCAAGGTCAAGTAGATGGCGGGCCTGATATCATAAGATTGAGAGGCAGGTACTCTGTAACCAATAACGATAAAGAAGCGACAGAAGAAGCCATAAGAGCAAGAAATCTATCCTATCTAATGATGCTAGGCTACAATAATTTCACTGAAGACATTAAAAATAAATTACACTATGAATTAGAAACCCAAGAATACTACGAATGGTATTCTCTGTTGGAAGCAACGAAAAATCTATACGGAATGACAGAACATCAAGTGTTAGCCCACTGGAACGAATTAAGAACAATGATGTTAGAAAAGAAAACTTACAAATACACTTTTTCTTATTTCACTGGAGCTTCAGACTACAAACAACCAAAATTAAAACAAAATCAGACAACACTAAAAATCAAAGGCTATTCAAACAATAATTATTTAGGGGAAACTTTCCATACGAAACATAGCGAATACACCAAATGGAAAGATTTATTGATTCCAGGATGTAACACGACTAGGAAAAACTCAATATTAGTGGAACACGACAACTGCAGATACTGTGGAACGCACAGTGACAACTGTAATAAAGAGCTAGAAATGTGTATATGCAAACAAGAAAATTGGTATGAACAACTAGACGACTATGAAAGCATAGGACAATTACTGAATGCGTTCTTGAAATGTAACCACCACAATGAAGACAGAGAATGCAGATTAGATCATTCAAAAGAAAAATACAACGCTGGCATAGCCATATTTTTACCCTGGTCTGGTAAATCAACGATAAGACACGATAACGTAATTGATTACGACAGACGGTTGCGTTTGACCCAGGACAAAATGAACCTAGTTGGTGGACCTAATCAAGAGAACATAGAATTCACAGGTGAAGAATTAGTACACTTAATAGAAGTGAAAAGATTAGTGCGAAGGATAAAGAAAGATGCAAGAAAATCAGTCAAACAAACACAGCAAAGATTGCTCGCTCTTGTCTTGGCGATTGAAAAATCAGATCACAATAAAATCAACTTAATTAAACATAAAGAGTGCGTATTATGTAAGCTAAATACAACCAATAGAAAATGGGAAGTGACTGAAAAACCCTATGCTCCTGTTGGAGCGGAGTGTAATCACAAACCTTCTAAAATAAACCTAATAGCAGGGGTGAGATTCGTGATATCCGAAAAAGACCACATGCACAGATGTAAACAAAGACACGAAAGGATAGACACGAATAATGGAATACACGGGTTGAATTATAATAAAATTAGACACTCGAAATTCAAAAGACTAGATTTCGAAGCTTTCTACTTCGTTAAAGAGCAAATGGAAAAATTCATGACAAAAGACATTGATGCCATATATCAAATAACCGCCAACTCTGCTTTTAAATTAAACAACTGTAAATTGATCAATATTATCAACACAACATATAATGACATTAGAGAATGGCAAGACGGCATAGATATTTATGTCAATTGTTCCAACGGTGTATGCACAGCTTTCTTAAGATTAGCTATACACACACTCGATATTAAAGTGAGAGCGATACAAACCAATGGAAGACCCCAACAAGCATGGAACGAAAATTTACTGAGACTCTCAAACAACGAAACGTTTTCGCAGTTCGATTGGGTAGCCTGTAATTCCGTAATCATAACACACTATCCCTGCGGCGGGTTCGGTTGGTCCGGAACAATGAAAGATAAAACAACAACGCTTGCATTAGAGTGCGGAATGTTCGGAAGATATTATGGGACTGATGAAGCCAACTCTTCCAGGTTAGCAAACTACAACACTGCTTGCATTTCCATATTTAATTGGTTCAACATCGAATGGGATCTAGCAACACCCTGTGCTCCGATTAATCATGCATTCATTCTACACGATGATTTACATAACGACTATTCATATGAACAATATTTATTAGATGAGACCAATTCCAGAATAATTTCAATTGGAAAACTGGAAACACAAACTTTGTATGAAAGAACAAAGTTGACAATGGAAAAATTAGGCGTCACAATGATGCTAGATAGTAGAAACAAAGAAATCTCACTGAAAACAGACACCAGAGCTTTAGCAATAGATTGCTCTCATAAACTGAACAATAATGACGTCCAAAATTATGATGATCTGAATTTAGACAAACCAGTAGATCCTGAAGACTCAAAGAAAATAATGTCAATTTTAAAAGAAATAAACATTACCAACAATGAAACTAAAAGCTTAATTCTTAGCCACACTTGGGATGATAACAAAAATGGAGATTTCAAACTCAAATTTAACGATTCTTTGAACATCAACAATGCAATAAAAGTGTTATTCCATAATCAAGGCAACCCCAGCTTTGACCTAAGCAAATATGAAAACAGCGTTAAAGGTGTGACGCAACAACAAATAAACCAATTCTCTAAGGATATTAAGACAATCAGTGAAGGAAAGGGCAAAATCGTAATAACAGCCATCACTGATACACACACAGCAAATAGCATAATCCAGAATTTTAAAGCTGACTTGTACATTAACTTCCAGTTAGGTTCTCACGCAAATTACGAAGGGTTCACCAACTTCAAATTGCCCTTTCAATTATCTGAGGGCTATCTAAGAACCTTGAGGTTTTTACCACTGGTACTCGGGAGCCAAAAAACCGTTTATGTGATACTCAACGGAGGCTCATCTACCGTTAAAAATTTTAAATACAACCAAATCAAAAGCTCACCATCATTCCATGATAAACACTCGGTGTATACAGGAAACCGCAATAGAAAAACTGTATCTGGAGCCTGGATTGAAGCGAGAGGTCAAACTTTACATCCTAAATCATTACCAGCAACTTTTAATTTGGGGTTCATAAGAGGCATAGATGAATATTGTTTGTCTAAATATTCGAAAACGCTGGTCAACTTCAGTCCATACCAATCAAGCAGTGTTGTAGATAAACTAAAGTCTCATACACCAGGTTTGCATGAAGACTTTAGAGACTATATTGTGCAACAAGTAGAAAGGCTATAAAACTATATAAGGAGC